AGGTACAAACTTTTTGCTCGTTGATTACGATATCAAAACGAACCTGTGTTTTTAAATCACGAATATGATTGGCACGCTGCAACATGACTAGCTGACCATATCTTTCGGCCTCCCACTTGCTATCAAACATAATGCCAAGACATTCAGTTTTCTTTGCATTGAATTTATTTTTTTGGTAAAATCTATTATAACTTGGCATTTTATGGTGCTTTCAATATGGAAAAAGATAATAAGAGATGGAAGTCGGTAGGTATAGACCTTACCACTTACAATAAATTACGCAAGATTTGTGAAGAGGAAGATAGAAATATTAGCCAGCAAATAAAGCGTATGGTTAATCGTGAGTATCGTGATACATTTAAAAATGATTCTTTGGGCATAGGCTCAGTGAGGTAACATTAGGAGGGCATATTATGTTTAGTAGATTTATAAAAATATTTTTTCCAGCTTGCTTTGGGGAAGAAAAGCCAAAACAGAAGAAGCGTGGCAGGGGTAGGCCAAAAGGCAGTAAGAACAAGAAAAAATGAATATTTCTATCGGCGATGGCTCAATGCAGAGAAACATAAATAACGGTCTGTGCCCTAGATGTCAGACACAAATGCAGCCTGTTGAGGTGCATGGTCATGTTCAATGCTCCGTTTGCCATTTGGTTATAGAAGAATGTTGCCAAGGGGAAACCGCATCTTGTGCCGTTGACCCAGACGATTTAAGCAATGGCGCTGGGTCATTATCCTAAATGACAAACCAACTTAGTTTTTTAGAGCGATTTAAAGTTGTGTTAATGCCAAGCGAATCTGATCCAGATTTTAAATGGGCTGTCTGGGATAACGAAAAAAATAAAATGCGTTATCGTGTGACAGACAAAGATTACGCTGAGAAGCTTAAAGGTTTGTTAGAAAAGAAGGGTTAGTCAGCTAAGGCTCTCATGCGGTCTACTAAACGCCGTGCGCGATTCGGTACTTGTGTGTACCATCTTGAGTCAACCATTTCGTCTGCGGCTTTATCCCAATCTCTGGCATCAACACCAGCCTTCATGCCTTTGAACTTACTTAATCTAGGCCGACCCAGATTAAACATCATGTTTGCAATGATGTGCTGACATTCCTCTGGCAGGTCGTCAAAGTCTGGATATAAAACCTTACACTCATCAAGTGTTACAACTATATCCAAATGAAACCTTTGTTGAACACGCTCTTGTTCTATGACTGTGCCTACAGGTTTACCGTATTCGGGGTCGCCCTGTTTAATAAGTGCGCCGATTCCGAAAGTTGGCAGACCAAGGTGGTCTAAATAAATCTCGTATTTACAGCCTTCGTCTTCGGCTATTTCTTCACATAATCTGTCTTTGTTCATTAAATAAGTCCTGCTGTTGCGCCGCGTATACCAAGGGCTTGTGCCACTGCCGGATCTTGTGCGGCCTGTTGTCTAATAGGGGATGTCTGCGAAAGAGACGTTCCAGGCGCTGGAGATGGAGCTTGAGGTATAACCGAACTTATGTTCGGGATATCTACATTTTTACTTTCTAGAAAAGCTTCTGCCTGCGACTCAGCTTCATTAATTCCTTCTTGTGTCATTTGTGCGCCGACTTGCGGTATTCTGCCAAGAGCAGCTTGAATCGCATTAGAGTATATTCTAGCTCTAGTCTGCAAATCTTTCCCTTGAGAAGCTCTCCAAGCATCATCTACTTGTTTCAAAGCCGTGCCGCCTGTGAGAAACTTTGTAATAACTCCATAACGCAGTATATCTGGTATTTTTTGAATGAAGTTTGCCATGATTCCTTGAGACACAAGATCACCAGCATTTGAGTCCCTGGACAGATACTTCATTGTTCTTGCGAATTTTAACATATACCTAGACGTTCTAGGCCCATATATATTTTCAAGCCTGCCACCTTTGTTAGCATCTAATATTCTTTGACCAAGCTCTCCCATTCTTTGAGAGTTGATTGTGGCGCCAACATCTTCAAGAATGTTCTGCATATAGTAAGATTTAACGGTTTGCTTGCCTTCGTCATCAAGAGTATTAAACAAAACCTTAAACTCTTCGGGCTTCGTATTAGGGTTGGATATTACTTCAGCAGCTTCATCAGCAGTTAGCTTGCCGTCAGCCGCATTTCTTAATGCGCCAGCACGCTTAACAATCATAGTTTCTTCGCCAACTTTTATGGCGTTTTCCATAGCGCCTACAAAAGAACCTGTTCTGTCAAGTCCAGCAGCTATTGCGTTATCAATAACATCAGAATTTATCTTGATGCCATTTCCTATTGCGTCAAATTGTTCGGCAAGCTTGCGTACCTTTGCAACATCAGACCCGAACAATTCATCGGCTGTGTCACCTAAATCATCAATTGTTTTTCTAAAAGCAGAACCTCTAAACTTCGTAGCGTCTAATGATTTAATGCCCGATTTTTGTAAAGCATTCGCCAAAAAGTTTGATGCAAGCTGCGCTCTGAAAGGCTCAAAACTTTCACCTAAAGCAAACTTTAAATTTTTAATGGCATCAGGGCTGTTGTTCTTAATAAGCTTCTGTGCCATTCCAGAAACTGCTTCTAAAGACTGACCTTCTTCGAGTTTTGTAACGATGTTTTTTATACCAATGTTATCTTCTAACTTATTTATGTCATCCATTCCAGACTTATAGAACTGACGTAAAGGAATAAAGTCTTCAGCTGCACGCCTTAACTGAGCAACACCTTCATCTCCACCTAATGTGGCTCTTTGCGCTGATGTAAGATTGTCTATACTTCTAACATCTAAAGCATCATCTAATGCTTTTCTAACGTCTGTTAAAGCGCCTGTTAAAGTTACACTACCAACGGCGGGCTGTTCTCGCATCATGCGAGATACAAGCTGGCTACTGTCAAAAAGATTTCTAAAAGAAGCGTTTTCACCAAGTCCATCTATATCATCAACGAGCTTTTTAATTTGAGCCTTTACAGTTGAGTCTCCAATCAACCCTGGTCGTAAGTATTGATCCTTCAATTGATTTGCTACTATTTTAATTGGGTCGGTTGATATTATATTTTTCTTGCCTACGCTTGTTGCAAGAATGTCATCAATAGCCGTATATCTTCGCCCCGACTCTTCTAAAAACTCTTTTGCACTTTGTTCAATTGCTCCTACAAGTTTTTGGTCTAGCAACCCATCCTTAGTTGTTGCTAGTCCTGTTTGATCAACAACGCCATCGAGGGACTTCATTATTTCTTTGCTAGCCTGACGTTCCAGCTCTCTCATTTGTTTAGACTGAGTTTGCGCTGCAGACAAAACCTTTTGCCCTAAATCGTTGGTTGATGTAGCGTTATCGTTTATGAATGAACGCAATCTTCCTAAAACTGTACCCATTCTGTCTTGATTTTTAGATATTCTGTTTGAAACACCTATAACTGTCTCACTAATTCTTTGCACACGAGAAGGTATTGGTGATGCGCCAATCTGCCCCAAACTTGGGCTAAATCCCATTTCACGAGCCTCTCCAGCCTGACGGAGTTGCTCTCCACCTTCTTTTACAACGCCAGGAGTGCCTTTAGTAATTGCTTTTATACCTAACAAAGGCAGGCCAAACACAAGTTCAGCAGCGCCTGTAATGGCGCCCTCTACAGCTACATCTTTTGCTATTTCGCCTGCTGTTTGCCGAGATACACCAGCAATACCTTCCACAGCTTCTTCTAAAGCTGCTCCTGTCGCACCGCCTGTAGCCGCACCAATCGCTGCTCCTACTACAGGAATTGGTATAGCAGCTTGCCCAAAAATAGCGCCCGCTATGCCTAATGTTAGTTCAGGTGCAATGCCTGCTAAATCAGCTAAATCATAACGAGAGAAGCCTTCTTCATCAATCATGATGTTTTTGTCTGACTCAATGCCGAGCTTCTTTGAGCCCGATGGAGTTAAGGCTAATCTGCCTCTATCATCTCTAATGTAGTCTTCTACTGCAAAACCAGCTTTTGCAAGTATGCTTTCTTCTTCTTCACTGTTCTCAGCTATAGACAGCGCAGCACGCAACTTTGCATTTTTAACACCTGATTTGGTGTCAAACTCTGGCTTTGCTTCTTGAGGGGCGCCGCCTTGTTTAGACAATATATCTCTTATAGCCGAAAACTCTTCTTGAGTGGGCCTGTCGCCAGCCACTTCAAATTCAACAATTTGACCTGAAGGGGATTCAACTTCGATGATTGCCATAATTAACCTTTATCAACTAATGAATAGCGAACTCTTCCGTTAGGCATTACTTTTAGAGAATATCCTTCAAAATCATCAGTAAAGTTGCTGTCGTCTCCCAAATCATATTCTTGATACTGACCAGCTTTTTGACCAATTTCAATAAGATTTGTTTTAAAATCAGAGTGCATATCAAGTCTATCTTGAAACATTCCTTCAAGATTATCAATCCTAGCTATAATTTCTTCAGATGATGCTGTGAGATTACCTAAAAGTGCATCATTAAGATAACCAAGATTCTTTTCAATAATTTGAACATCACGGTCGGAAATGGCGTTGCCAGCCTCACCGCCTGTAAGTAACTTTCTAAATTGCGTCAACATACTGCCAACAGCCGCTTTATACTCCGCTGTTGCGTTGTCAACTTTGCCGTCAAATGGAGTTGAGAACAATCCCTGCGCCCCAAGTTGGAATCTGTTAAACAGGTCTTTATAGCCGCTTATTTCCCCAGAAGCAGCTATCTCTTTCATTCTTTTTGCTGTTTCCAGACCCTTTGAAGAGCCTTTAATCATACTATCAACAGTTCGCATGGCTCCTTTAGCGTTTATAATTTTGTATACATCAGATTTACCAACCTGCTGTCCCTGAACTTCAAATTTGTTTTGACCAAAACCGCCAGCCAAAAGTTTTGTAGCCTTGCCAAGCTCACCAGCCTTTTCGGCATCTTCAACCGCTTTTCGTTGTGCTGTAGCTAAAAGTTCTGCTTCTTTTCTTAAATTTTGACCATCTTGTTTTAGCTTTTCAACTTGTAGCTGAGTATCACGCTCAAAAGCTTGGTCAGAGAGTGCAGCAACTCTATCAGCAAGAGCTTGACGGGTAGACGCCGCTTTTGTAAGCGCTGCGGCTCTTGAATCAAGAGCATACTTGCCAGCGGCAAGCTGTTCTGCTTTTGCTTCCTTTTTAGCCTGTTGAAATGCGGGCATTGCTTTCTCACCAGCCTCGCCAACCGCTGAAAGCATTTTGCCTATGTTAAATCCTTTACCAGCTTTGTTCTGCATCAACGCCAAACCAAAAGACATTAGAGCGGCAGACTTATCTGGTTTGCCGTCAATGCTAATGCCTGTAGCGTCTGCAAATTCTTTTTTGTATTCTTCTATAGATTTAACGTCTGTGTCTTCTCCCTTCAAAGCATCAAGATAATCTTTCATGCTTTTGGAAAAAGTTTCTTCTAAAATATCGTCTTGTTCTTCTTTTGTTGGTAAATTATCTACACCAAATTCAGGCGTGCCTTTGACACCAGATTGAAACTCGCTATCTGAAGGTGTTGTTTCTGTTGTTTCTGTTGTTTCTGTTGTTTCTGTTGTCGTTGCAGGCGCTCCTAAAAACTCAGGAGTATCTCGAACACCAGATTCAGCAAGTGAGTCTGCTATAGACTGTAAATCATCTTGTATAAATCTACCTGACCCACCAAAGGGCTCGAAGCCCGTGGCATCCCCGCCGAAACCTCCAAATGCAGACAAGTCACTCTTTCTGGCTGCGTCTTGTGCTTTTAGATTAGCTGTCGTTTGAGCTTGCCGTTCAGCTATTCCTTTAGCAAGCCCAACAACGTCTTGCACAATTGGTATTTGAGGTGTTGGAGTTCGGTCTGAACCTGTTCTCAAATACTGACCAGAACCTTGGCCGCCGCCTAAAGACCGCGTTTGACCACCAGCTATCCCCGTAAAATACTCTGCCGCTGGAAACTCTGTATCTGGTTGCTCCTGAAGGCCAGCG